TGGTTAATCGGTGTAGATGGTTCAGCGACAAACGACCCACTTAAATTTTATGACTATGCTTCGTCATCAAATGTATTAGTATTAAATAATGGCAATGTCGGCATCGGGACAACGGCTCCAGATGTAAACTTTGTAGTTTCGAGTGATTCTGGGGCTGATGTTAAGTTTAGTTCTCATCATAATACTGATACAAATAGTTCAAGACTGTTTTTCTTTAAATCTGGTGGTACAGCCGCATCTCCAACAATAGTATCTGATGATGAAATGATAGGTGCAATCTTTGCTTATGGTCATGATGGTGTTAACTACGAATCAGCGGCAGCGATAATATTTGATGTAGACGATACTGTAAGTAGTAATGTTATGCCTGGTCGTATTGAATTTCATACTAATGAAGGTAGTCAGGCTTTAACTGAACAAATGAGAATTGACTCGTCAGGCAACGTCGGCATCGGGACAAATAATCCATTAACTGCTTTACACATGCATGGTGCTACGGGTAATCCAGCTACTTCTGGTACTACACCCACCGCAATAGCAAGATTTGGAACTGCAGGTTTAAATTCAGTTCTTGATATAGGTCAACACGCAAGTCCTTATGCAATGTGGATACAGGCACACGATAGAAGTAATCTTGCTCAATATTACAATTTATCTTTGCAACCCGATGGTGGCAATGTCGGCATCGGGACAGCGAGTCCATCTCATATGCTTGTATCAAAAGGTGTAGCTGGGACTTCTCCTGTTATTGAGATGATAAATTCAGATACAGAAGATAATGATACTGGTCGTGAAACTACATTAAGATATTCAGGTTTTCGTTCAGGTGGTGAAGCTGTAATAAATGCACAAATTTCTGGTCACCACGATGGTTCAGCGGATGATGACGATGGGCAGTTATTATTCTGGACAAATAATGGTAGTGGTGTACAGCAAGCATTAAAACTTGACTCTTCTCAAAACGCCATATTTGCTGGGGATGTCGGTGTAGGAGTCACTCCAGAAACTGATTGGAAAAGTAATGTTGTAGGTTTGCAAGTAGGAGCAGGAGGTTCAATATTTGCAAGAAGTGATAGCGGTGAAACTAAAATTTTTATTGCTGAAAATGTTAAATGGAATAGCACAGGGTATCAGCGTATTAATAATGGTTATTCAGCAATGCACTATATGGATGGAGGTGCTCATACTTTTGCAGTGGGAGGAACTGACAATGCTGATACTACTATTAGTTTTACAAATGCATTGATTATTAATAGTAGTGGCAACTCCACATTTGCTGGGACTATAACAGGTAAAACTAATGCATCTAATACTAGTACAACAATAGGCGGTGATTTTAGTGGATGTGCATTTTATACAGATGGTGGTGATATAGGAACTGGTAGAATATTTTTTAGAGGGGGTTCAGGTGCAGGAGATGAACTTGTAGGGATTAATAATGAAGGTTCGTCAAATGACCGATTAGTTATTCATAATTATACCCAAAGCTATACTATGGCACAATTCCACTATGATGGCAGTCTAACAATGAAAGAAGGAGCCACATTTGGTGGAGTAGTTTCATTCCCCGATGGTTCTGCAAGCGCACCATCAATTACTAATACTGGAGATACTGATACAGGGTTTTATTTTGGAGCAGATAATGAAATAAATATGACTTTAGGTGGTACTCAGATATGGAGATGGAGTGGTCAACAACTTGGGGCGCAATTAGGTGCAAATCCTGGTTATCCTGCTTATTCATTTGGTACTGATTGGAATACTGGTATGTATCTTGAAGGTGCTGACATCTTAGCATTTAGTACAGGTGGAGTAAAAAGATTTGACCTAAATGCATCAGGCAACGCCACATTTGCTGGGGATGTTACTATTTCTGGCACATTAACTACAAGTTCTACAGTTTCTGGTCAGACTTATTCTAGCGATGTTAATATGGGCGGTAATTACATAGTAAATGATAGAGGTGTCCAAAACCATGTAGCCAATACCATGCCCCAGCCGTATTATCGGTTTAAAGGGAGTGTTGATTATATACAATTAGGACAGTCTGCACATTTGTCTCCAGCAAAAAATATTTCAATTAGTATGTGGATTAATATGGAGGCACTTACTTCATATAGATATTTTATTTCATCAGCATCATCATCATCTGCTCTAGATGGTTATATGCTATGGTGGACAAGTGATATTTTATCTTTTTCAATTAATCATTGGAGTACAAATAGGGCGCAAATTGCTATGCCAGCGGCAACATATCAAAACAAATGGGTACATATAGTAGGGACTTATGATGCTATTGCAGGCGAAGTTAAAGTATATCTAAACACAGTTAAAGGCACGGATGATTCTTATAGTACGGATATTGATTATCCTGGTGCATATATGCCTGTTATTGGGGCATTAGATGTTCCTGTATCTTATACGCCTCAGGGTGCTATTGCGGATGTTAAAATATTCAATAATACTCTTACAGCCGCAGAAATAAAACAACTCTACTCTGGTGCATCAGTGCCTTTCAAGTATAAAGGGGCGAATCAGACGGCAATTAATACAACAACCGTAGAAAATGGAACTGGTGGAGGTACACGAGAGTTTAGTACAAGTTTTACTGCCACAAGTGCAACTGCTGGTACTGGTACTGACGCCGATAGCCCGGGATTGATGTATTTCCCCGTTACATTGGAGGTTGGGAAAAAATATAGAGTAACATTTGATGTAACTGATTCAAACGGTGAAGTAGACATGTTTGGATTTAGCAGTAGTAAGAACTGGTATGGGTCAGGTGGTTCTGGATGGTCAGGTGGTGACGCTTATATAGATTACTGTACAGCTGTTTCATATGGTGGTGGTGGTGAAACATGGACTAAATCTGGTACAACTCATACTGGTGAGATTCTATGTACTACAACTGCATCATATGTTGGGTTGAATTGTACACGGGATTCTGGTACAATTAGTTGTGCAGTAACAAATATGAATGTAGTCCCAATCGGTGCAGTCGCAGAATATGATGGTAGTGGAATGACATCTGGAACTTGGTATGACAAGAGTGGCAACAATCTTAATGGTACTGTAACTGGGGCTACGTTAGAAAATAAATTAAGTGCTTTAGAGGTTGCTGGTGATGCATCTACATATCTGAAAATTAGAGGCGGTGGTACTGGTACCAATGCAACTCTTCAATTTTATGAACAAAGTACCCAGATGTGGAACATTAATGCTGATGGGGGTGATAGCGATAAACTAGTAATTAGCGATACTGCTTTTAATTATAATATGACATTATTACAGGGTGGTAAAGTCGGCATCGGAACAGGGAGTCCAGATGCAAGATTTCATGTAAAAGGTAGTGATGCTGAAGAATATATTATTGTAGAAAGTACTGATTCTGGAGATGGAATAGCGACTTTACAGTTATCAACAGATGGAGGTGCTTGGTTATTTCAAAATAAGGGGACTCAAAGCGATAATTTAGTTTTTAGAAGAAGTGGTGTTGGCGATTTTATGGTAATTGAAACTGGTGGTAATGTCGGCATCGGGACAACAAGTCCAGATGAAATACTCCATTTGGAATCCACAACTACTGCCAAACCAATACTAAGACTTGAGCAGAATACAAACGATGCAACATCAGCACAAATTCAATTTGATAACGCTCAAGCTGGTGGTAATGCTGGAGCCGCTGGACACGATTTAGGACGTATTACATTTCAGGGGAATATGTCTAACGGCAGTGAACTAAAATATGCAGAAATATATAGTGAAATTGTAGACCCTCATGCCGTCACAGGTAAAGATGGTAAAATTGGATTTAAGGTAAATTGTTTAAACACAGATACAGAAGTTATGACCATAAAAGCGTCTGGTGATGATGCATCTGGCAATGTCGGCATCGGGGTAACGAGTCCTGAGACACCGCTTCATGTTGTTAATGGAACGGCTGTATCTCAGGCACCTTGGTCACATTCTAATGTAGTAATAGAAGACCAATCTCATGCATCTTTAGAACTTATTACAAATGATGCATCAAATAACGAAGCACATCTCGTTTTTTCAGCACCAAGTAAATCATATCGGGGAGTTATTAATTATAATTTCAATAGTGATACGATGAATTTAACCACAGGAGGTACATTCAATTTTACTGGAGGCAACGCCACATTTGCTGGGAATGTTACAGTTGGACAAGGGAAATATTTAATAGGGTTGAATGATGATGATAGTGCCCGAATCAATTTAATAGGTGAGAATGGTGGTGATGATATTGCCATTGGGGAATATAATGGTAATAAATTAGATAATATTCGGTTTCATACTAAAAATTCCGAGGATACACTTATTCTTGATGATTCAGGCAACGCCACGTTTGCTGGCAATGTTAGCAATACAGGTCAAATTAACATTAAACAAGCGGCAATATATCAGGGTGTTAAAGCAACTGCGCATGATTCCGCTTATTTTGGTTATTTTGGAATGGGCGATTCTGGATATACTACACTTCTAGCTGGTACTGATAGAGGCATGGATTTTAGGGTTGATTCTCAAATAAGATTTTTCACAAAGGAAAATTCCACTGCTGTACAAAGAATGGTTATTAGGACAGATGGCGAGGTTGGCATCGGGATAGCGAGTCCGACTGCACAATTTCAAGTAAACGCATTAGGGCAAAATCATGCAACTGGTACTGGTAGAGATATAATAATAGCCGCAGAAAGTGCTATAGCAAGTGGTACAAATAGTGGTGGTAGTATAACATTAGAGGCTGGTGCTAAGTATGGTGGTGGAGGAGCATTTGGACATATAATATTTAGAACGGGTGATGCTAGTAATTCTCGTTCAGAAGTAATGAGAATTACAGGACTTGATGGTGGCGGTAGAGTCGGTATCGGGACAACAGACCCAGCGAAAACTTTACACATCTACAGGGAAGATGCAAACGGAAGAAATATTATTTTAGATGCAGATGGTGTCAATCCCAGTATGGCATTCTATAATGATGGAGTTGAAAAAGCGTTAATATATTTAAACGTGAGTACTGATGAATTACATTTTTCAATTGCTGGTTCTTCTGTTCTTACTCTAGATACATCGGGTTCGTTAGAAATTGAACCCGCTGATGATACAAGGGCATTAAAATTAACATATACTGAGGACAGCGGTGCTGGTGATATTGCAACGTTTTTCTATAAAGATACTGTTGCATCAGATGTTGGTGCTATTGAAGTAACTGCATCTAATACAACTTATGCAAAAGCATCTGATTACCGTCTTAAAGAAAATATTGCTGATATAACGGATGGGGTTGACCGTATTAAACAATTACAACCCAAAAAGTTTTCATTCAAGCGTGATGCTAATTCTGTTATTGTGGATGGGTTTCTAGCGCATGAAGTAATGGATATAGTACCACAAGCTGTTTCTGGTTTGAAGGATGGAATAGATGCTGATGGCAATCCAAAATATCAAAGAATAGACGAGAGTAACCTCGTGCCACTCTTAGTCCAAGCTGTAAAAGAACTGAGCGCACGAATTGAGGAACTGGAATCAAAATGAAAGACTACGCAGAACGGAAGAAAAACAAGAAGTGGTCTGCAAAGAAAGTTGTAACAGTAGTCTCCCCAGCGGTAACGGAAGTCAAGGACGAAAATGATGTTGTTGTCCGTGCCAAAAGGGATGAGGTTACTAAGGAAGAACTTTCTTTATCCAAGAAACGCTATGATGCCGAAACTGGCAAAGCGTTGGATGACAATGTTCAGACATATACTATTGAGAACATTGATTCGCAGATTGCTAGTTGCGACAGTCGGATAGCAGATGCCGAAGCCGATAAGGCTGGTTGGGAACTGTTTAAGACTGATTTGCAAGCACTTTAATAACACATAACAAAAGGAGAACGAAGTGGCTAAAAAGAAAAAGGAAGAGCCTCTGAGAATGACCCTAAACGGTGAGGAACATATTATTGACGAAATGACTGATGAACAGAAAATGATGGTGAATCATATAGCTGACCTTCAGAATAAGATGGACCAAATGCGTTTTAATCTAGACCAAGTTGGTATGGGTCATCAGGCTTTTATTAGCAAACTTGAAGAAAGTCTTGCTGATGAGTCTGTAGAGGCGGAGATTGTTGAAGCGGCTTAAAACAGAGTTGCTTGTATGGCTCGGTTATATCGGGTTTTTACTGACTGTGCTTGCTGTCGTGACTTGGTTTTCAGGTTGCGATAGCGGGTGGAGTATAGCTGGCTGGGAGATTAAGTGAGTGGTAAACCACCTACAGCCAGAAGCTATAGGGGAACTCTCGTGGATGATAACATGGTTTTCTCCTTCAACATTAAATGGTTGGGACAGATTTTGGTTCTGTGTGGGATGCTGGTTTATGGTTATTGGAATATTCTCTCACGTATCGAAGCCCTTGAGGACGGGATGGTTACTTCGACTGCCCAAATCGGTGAATTGGTTGATAGACATATAGAGGATGAACAGCAAAGATATGCAAAAATGGAAGAGGAATTACAGTGGTACCAAAAAGAATTAAATCTAAATCCACTAAGTTGGCGAAAGAAAAAAAAGAAGTAAGGGCTATGTCTTTTAGTGAGATATTAGCCAAGATTAATCATTATGTGAGTATACATGGTAAATTACCAGGGAACTAATGGTAGATTTTCTAACAATTTACAGCGAAGCTGGCATGATAGGCGTCGTTGGCGTGATGTTTGTATACCTTGTATATACAATGTCATCACGGGCGAGTCAACAGGCTGAGGCTCTTGAGAATCTTAAAGTAGAGAACGAAGAACAGTCTGTAAGAATATCGAATATTGAGTCTATAGTGCTTAAATTCTTAGACAGATGGAACCGCTCTGATGAGACTAGAGATAGGCGACATGAAGATTTAGTTAAAGAAGTCAATGACATGTCTGATGTCTTGATGGAAATAAAAGGAAGCGTAAGCAGAATAAATGGAAGAGGCGGATAACCGTGGATAGTATAAAAGTTTCTAGTACAAGCTTTGCATCGATGGGTGTAATGATGTGGGATGCAATCCCATGGGTCTTAATGGTAATAATTGGTATACTACAAATAGTATATCTTTCTTACAAAATAAAGAAAATAAAGGAGTCATAATGGACTTTAAAAAGTTGTTGCTTGATATGGCTGAAGCTCAGGCAGATAAAATGCAGGATGAAGCCATGGGCTTTATAGCATCTGATGAATTTGGCGATATGATAGCTAGTAAGATAAATGAAAAAATAGACATTCCGTTTGTTTCAGAAGATAAAGAACAGATTTTCTTTGAGCGTGTTGTTGATATCGTCACTGACGTGCTCGAAGGTGTCTTTAAAGGAAAGTAAATTGAAGTTTGGTGATGCTATCAAAGTAATTTTGAAGCACGAGGGCGGCTATGTAAATGATAGTGATGACCCCGGTGGCGAAACTAATATGGGGATAAGCAAGCGAGCTTATCCTGAAATAGATATAAAGAGACTTACTGAAGCTGAAGCAACTGCAATTTATTATGATGATTACTGGAGACCAGCTAGGGTGGAAGATGTCCCAGAAAATTTACGCCTTATTTATTTTGATATGGTTGTGAATATGGGGAAAAGACGAGCAACTAAGATTCTACAAGAGTCAATATCTGCAAAAGGAATAAAGACGTCTGTTGATGGTCTAATAGGACCTAATACAATAGCAAATGCTAAAAAATCTGGACTAGAGCCAGGAAGGTTGCGTAGTTATAGGGTAAAATACTACGCAGACTTAGTAAATAGAAAACCCAATTTAGAGAAATTTTGGTACGGATGGTACAGGAGAGCAAAACAGGTTTAGAGCTTTTTGAAGACTTAGACTTCAAGGGTACTAAAAAGTGGAAAGAAGAACCACCTGGTACTTGCCCTTATTGCCTATTTGAGGGGTCGATAAGTGGTATAGAGATACTTGGTGCCTATGATGGAACTCTATTCTGGGAATGTAAAAAATGCGGAGAAAGAATGTTGAGGTTCACTAAAGAAACTACTGTTAAACATTTATCTAAGACCGCAAATCTATTCATTGATTTAGAGGGACTAGATACTATATGGGAACAAATACCAAATTAGATAAGGGTGTTATTAAACGTGGAATCATCACACCAGACAAACACTTTCCGCTCCACTGTAGAAAAGCCATCGACATTGTATGCCAAGCTATACGTATCATTAAACCTGATTTCTATGTCGATTTGGGTGACGTTGGTGAATTTGAAAGCGTATCACACTGGCAATGGAAAAAGAAAAAACGTCCTCCTTTGGAGTATCAACTCCCACGACTATATGCAGACCTCGGTAGTATTAATGCTGGTATGGATACCATTGATGAGGCTCTTGATAAGGCTAATGTGCCTAAACGATATTTCTGTGAAGGGAATCATGAAGAGTGGCTCAATGGTTTTTCAGAAGAGAACCCGTACTTACAGGGACTTAGGGTCAGAGATGCTTTACTACTTGAACAAAGAGGATATAACTATTACCCAAGTGGAGAGTACTTAAAAATAGGTCATTTATGGTTTTATCATGGACATCATTTTGCTGGTATACATCATACACGGAACCACTTATTAAGATTGGGTGTTAATATTATGTATGGACATCACCACGATATGCAACAAACGAGCGTCACTCAGATGGACGGACCCAAGTCTGCTTGGTCTATTGGCTGTTTAAAAGATATGTCAAGTGAGAGTAATTCATTTCTTGGTAGGAGAAAGACGAACTGGGCGCACGGGTTTGCTGTTGTTGATTATTATGATGATAACAGATTTACTGTACACCCTATTAATATTATAGATGGTGTTACATCTTTATGGGGCAGGAGGCTTAGTTCCAATGCCTAAGAGCAATTTTGAAATAGAAACATTTTCTGTTGGAGTTGTCTCTAATCCTAGTGATGAGCGTGACATTCCTAAGAATGCGGCTACTTATTCTTTGAATCTAGACCCCCTAGATGCGTCTGAATTGTCTGGGATACCTAGTGATTACTTTTTAAAGCCTGGTGGGTTCAATTCTAGTTACTGGGGTTTTACTTATCATGCTGGTGATAGTTCTACTCCTGGTAGCAATGAGAGTCCCGTAGGTACATCAGCAACATTTTCTCAAATAGGTGGCACCGTTGAAGATGAGAGTTCTGAATGATAGTTTCAACTAGTACTGATTTTAGCGGCACAGAAGGGACTATTTTCAGGGTAGAGATGCTTAATGATGCTGGTACATCATGGAAGTGGTCTAAAAAAGTTCTTATTGGTGGATGGGATGCTTATACAACTGTAACTGATTATGATTTAGATACTCCTATAGAGCTTGCTCTTGGAGTAAAAGTTGAATTTGTTGAATCAGCTAAATCTGATTATAATGATGGTGATTATTGGTTATGGATAATGACTGTAGATATGAAATTAGATGAAGATGAAGCTGGTGGCTATACCAATTTAAAGGTTATAGAAAATGGTGATAAGAAGAATCTGATTATACTTAATAAAAATTCTGGTGATGTAGTAGAGATAAAAGACTTTGAATCAACAACCCCATCTATAAATGAGAATATAGTAAATATAGGGTCTTCAAATAGTATAGATATTTGTAACAAGAATAAAGAAATTTATATTGCTCGTGGTATAAATAGTAACCCTAAGTGGGTTGGGTATACTAAGAATAGTAATTTTGACCCTCCTAGTGAGATTGCTAATATTTTTTCAGATGATGCGTATCGTATTATAGATGTTGAATCAACATTTACTAAGATACTTGATGATTTTGTTACTCTAAGGGGGGCAAAAGAAGCAGATGATGTACTGAAACAGAAAAATTCTAAGATAGTAGCTGGTATAAAGTATGGCGAAAATAGGCTTTATGTTTGCGAGATAGCAGACCTTGATGAAAGCACACCAACAGGTACGGTTTATAGTTATAAACTTAATCGTATGCCTATAAGAGTACGATTAGATTATTCCACATTTAATGCTACTGGACAAAAGCATGTTATTGGAGTAGCTGTAATGACAGAACCTGCTGTTGGTGTTAGTGGTGATGATACTTACAGAAACTCTATAGAATTCTGGAAAATACCCCCGAGTTCGAAACCGGGAGCTATTGCTACAAGACAAAAGATTATTCATTTAGTGAAACCAGCTAATTTCGATATAGAAGAACCAGATAATAAGGGTTTTTCAGATTTTTTAATAGTTCCAACTTATATTGACCATACAGATGCTAGTTGCGAATTTCATGCTATTTTTTCGTATGAGTTATCCCAGGAAGAAACTTCTTCTGGCTTAAAAGGACAGAGGTGTCTATATCGTGTAGATGGTATAGATACTTTATCTGATGGCGCTGTAATAACATCGGAAGTAAAAGAAGGCAGTAATATAGCAGACGGTTTTTATATTGGTATGACTCCTAAACTTGATTTCCAAGGTGATGCGGCTAGTCCTCTTGCCAATACGGTAAATCAGTTTGTAGATATGTATAGAGATTCAGATAATGCGCATGTACGAATAGGGTCCTTAGTAAAAATATTAACAACAACCAATATTAATTTAGCTATAGGTGGCTATGATGCAGATGGTGAAAACCCACGGATACATTTTACTGCAAATTTAAAACCTCCTGTACAAGGGAGTTCTGGACTTTCTATGGGGAATACAAGTGCTAGTGTTGAAACATTTGGACCAGTTTGGAGAGATAATGCAGAAAACTTAGATGGTGAAAAGACTTTATGGGTTGTATGCACTGTTACATTTGTTTCGCCTATTGATACAATTTCAGATACACAGAAAACTCCGTTTTTAATACATTTTAGGCATACTGGTCTTTCTAACCCAAATGTTGGGTGGAATATAGTTAAGAATTTTGGTGGGGAAACAACTATAAATCCGAATAATTTAGATTGGCTTAAGTCATCTTTGGGTAATGCTGATATGCCTCCAGCTACTTATCCTCTTTTTGCATCTGGCGATGGAAGAAAATATAATGTTTATGGTGATATTGGGAACCATAATGGAGCAAGAAGGGCTTTGAGTTATTATAATATAACAAACAAACAAATTTGTACATTTGAAGTACCTTTTCAAACTGGTGGTCAGGACGAATGGGATTCAGCTAATAAAATATGGATTTTTCCCAATCCTAATCTTGCTATTTATACTAAGTTTTCTGATGCGTCTGAGGATTCAGATTGGGGGCAGACCAGAGGTAGAACATCATTTTATACTTTAGACGCTACTAATGAATGGGCTGATAAAAAGAGATACAGACTTGGTGATAATGATTTAGCGGTAAAATTCAGAGACGAAAGTGTGACATCTCCACCAGAAGCTGTAGATAAAGGTCAAATAGGGTTGCCATGGGAAGCCGAAGCATCTCAAATCATTATGGCTCCTATTACTGGTGATAGTAATACAATGGTAGAGCACTGGTATAATGCTACAATGAATGCTGGGGGAGAAGAAGATACTGATAATCTTGCTACTGAAACACATACAGGGGCAGGAGCTGTAGATGAAATTAATGGTGCAGATACTTATCTCAGTTTTACAAGCCCTGCAACTGATAATAGTATCACCTGGAAAGGTGGAAGTAGCCTAAAGGTTTTTTATAAAATATCATTAATATATGACGGCTATCAGGAAAGTAGTTTATTGAGTCCTACTGCTGTTTATTCTGCTGGTAGTGCATGGACGGATGGGCTGGGATTTAATATAAGGATACTTACTAATTGGGATATTCCTCAGCGTGTTAATGCCATTGCTTTGTATCGTGGTGATAGCACAGCACAAAATAGTGACAATCCAGATGGGTTATATAGATTTATAAAAGAAATACCTCTTACTGATTTTGCATCTGATGAGACTAACGGAAGATATGATTATGCTGTTGTTGATGATGGCGACACAGAGGGGTCTTATTCTGCTATAAATGGTATACCGGAAACAATGAAAAACCTTTCTATAAACTATACTTATTGTACAGAACAGAATGGTTATATGTTTATTGGAAAATGTCGACACTTTGAGTTTGGGGATGCTCATAATGTAGTATTCAGGTCTCAGCCTGGGAAGTATTCTATTTTTAATTGGAGTACAGATTTTGTACAAGTGCCTTTCTCTATTACTGCTATGATAGGGTTTATGGGTAAGATTTATGTGTTTGGCTCTAATGAGATACTTATAATAAATCCTGAGACGCTAGTTATTGAGGACACAATAACTGGGATAGGTTGTGTTGGACCAAAGGCTATCTATACCACATCTACTGGGTTATACTGGTTTGATGAAAACAACATTTATAGTGCATCTCCAAGGATAATGAAAATAGGACAGTCTATACTCTCAGTAGATACTTATGGCTGGTACAATTTATCATCAGATGTAAAAAAGGGCGCTGTTGGTGGTTTTGATGTTAATAGACAGGCTTATTTGGTTTTCTTTACTACTGGTTCAGATAAAAGGTGCTGGGCTTATTCAACAATGATGAATCGTTGGGATTTGTGGGAAACGGCTGGTACGGTTATGGATACTGAGCAATCTTCTGATGGATATTGCATCCTCTTATTAAAAGATGGTCGTATTTGCAAATATCTTGCTGGTACTAATAGGAGAAGTTGGGAATGGGAGTCTAAAAAGATAACATTTGGCAGTGATACGATTTTCAAGAAGGTTCGTGTTGCTAAGATAGATGCGTCTAATAGAGCAAACACATCTATTAAGTATCAAACTGATATATCTACAGAGGCTAGTGGATGGCAAGCTGGAACTAATAATAGTAATAACTATGGTAGTACATGGCTTGGTAATTCTATAAAGATAGATAGCGCTCATTCTAAGGCTAGGTGGGCTAAGTTTCAACTTAAGGGAACTAATGATAGCGCTGGGAGCGATTACAAGGGATACTCTCTTGGTGTAATATTTAAACCGAAGAGGCCAAAATAGTGGGATTTAGAAAAAAGATTATTAATAAAGCTAGTAGGGCTGTAGGAGGAAGAGTTAATCATTATTCAGGTGATAATGACAATCAAAGAGAAAATTCTGAGTTTCAGAAAACAATCGAAACTATTTCAGATAAGGTGGATGTTTCAACTGCTAGTGCTGAAATGTCTGATGACACTGGTACTCCTGGGTCTTTACGTGTTATTAAAGATGGTAAGGACTGGTACTTAGAGTTTAACACGAAGGATGGCTGGATAAGAAGTAATAATACTTCAGTTAGCGGTTTTTCATTAAGAAATTAGGAACTATATTTAAGAAGGTAAAAAGGTGAATTTATGGGCTGGATAAACGATAAATGGGATGAACTTACTGGGCGTAACCAGAAAGTTGACGAAAGTGTAATAAGGGGTGAATATCAAGATGCTTACGGTGGGGCTAGAGATACTTATAGCTGGCTAGAACAGCAGGGCAAGGAGATGATGGACCCCAATTCTCCTATGAACCGGATGGCTAAAGAGAGGATGGACAAAGATTCTGCTGATACTGCGGCTGAAATGTCTAGACTTTCTGGAAGAAATGCGGCTCAATCTGGCGGTGCTCCTGCTGGTGCTATTGCGGCTCAAACTACTGATACAATGAATAAAGCTACGGCTGGTTCTTTGGATGCTTTTAATAAGCACTTACAGGGGACATATGCTGGTGGAGTAGGCATGGTAAGCGGTGCGGCTGGTAATCTTGCTCAGATGGAAAACCAACAGATGCAAGCAATACAACAGCAACGACAAGCTAATAATATGATAGATAGAGAAGCTACAATGATGGGTGCTGGCTTAATTGGTGGAGCTGGACAAATGATGTTTGGCATGCCTCCAACAGGAGGATACCTTTCACAAAGAGGTGGTTATGTAGGCGGCTACCAAGATGGCGGATATATCTATGGTCAACGTGGGGGTATGCTTAGTACGGTCATGGGACCCAAAGGTCCTATGGGTATAAAGACCCGACTAGGGGGGCAGTTAATTGGCTAATAAGTATAGTCCCTATCCCGGTGATATTGTTGATGCTAAACTCGAACCGGGTGAATACGTTCTTAACAGGAATGCTGTTAAAGCCATAGGTAAGGAGAATCTTAATATGTTAAACCATGAAATGGCTCCACGCTTTGCTGAGGGTGGTTCTGTTGATAAAGAAAGAGAAGCCTGGGAAAAAGAACACTATAAAAAACTTTCTAGGACTCAAAGAAGCATGTGGAATGATAAGAATTATAGAGACATGAAATGGTTTAACTATAATGCTAGGAAATTAAAAGCCAATACAAAGCAAACCGTAACTCCTATAGATTTACAGAAGATTGAGATTCATGATATACCAGGTGATGAATTTAATGTTGATGATTTTAATAAGATGGTTGGGAACTTCTCTACTATTTCTAAAAGCGGATATAATGAAGCAAATAAAATGAGAATGGAAGATGCATCAATAGTTGCTCAGGGTAAACAGATGTATGAAGATGACCTTGCTAGGAATAAGGCAAGTGCTGAGTTTGATGATGGGATTCTTCCTGGTATAGATTTAAAAAACTGGAAAGGACCCCAAAGTCCTTTTAAGGCTACAGAAGCAGAGCAATATGCTTACCAACTACAAAAAGACCCCAGGATGCTTGGTTTTGATTTAAACAAGAAGCAGAGGAGTAGGATTGAGAAGGCTAACCCTTATTTAAAAGCCGAGCGTTTGAAGGGGGCTGAACAGCTTAGAAGGCAGTATGGTTCTGACGCATCTCAGATGAAAGCTGAGGATGAGCTTGCTATGGACAAGATTAGGGCTAAGATAAAGGGAGATTTAGATAGTAAACAGCTTTTAGAGGAACAAAATAAAGCCATTGCAATGATGAATCCATCTGGAGCACCATCTAAGCCACAGATGTTGCCCGGTATTCCGTATGAGACTATGGAGAACTATATAGCAAGAATGGAAGCTCTTGATAAAAAACCTAAGAAACAACTTGCTATGAAGGACATTAAATCTGAGTTAGATAAGATGAAAGTTTCTAAAGTGGCATCTACTCCTGAGCCTGAGGCTGGTAAAACCCATAGGAAAAGTTTAAGAAGCGGACTTGGAGATGCTTTAAGAAACTTTAGAGGCGGTTATGAAAAGGGACGCTCTAGGGATTATACGATTAATCCTGAGCTTTATGCTCAAGGGGGGACCTATGTTCATGGTGATTATGACGAAGAAATGGCTGGATTAGAGCAAGAGATTTCGGGCCTACCTCAAGATGCGGTTCCTGCTGTTGATAATAGACCACCCGCTGGTACTATCGCTAAACGATGGTCCCTTAAGGATTTTCATGAACAGGCTCCTCAATCTGCCTTTTCTCTTAATAATCCAAAGCGAGATATTCAAAAACCGATTCCAGGCGCATATGGCAATATGTTTAGCGATGATATGGTAGAACAATATCTTGGAGAAGGCGATTGGATGACGAACAAAGAATGGGAGGCTGATGAGGCTTCTGATTACCATAGGTTTGATAAAGGCGTTCTTGATGAAGCAAGTAAAACAGGAATGGGCAAACTTGGACACTGGTTTGGCGGTAAAGGGGCTACTCTTGCAGATTTGAAATATAAAGCTGATACATTACAATCTAAAAGCGATGCTATAACCTATGATGACTTAAAAAATTATGCCCATAAAGGAGAGGCTGAAAACTACGAAGATGTTCTTAGGGGGAAGGAAAAAGGGTCATTGTGGCAAAGAGGCGGTAAAGGACTCGGTATGCTTAGTAGCTTATTGACCTATGCTAGCGGTTCTGGACAGCATAATCTAGGAGAGTATGGCAGGTATAAGCCACTTAAACTAACAAAAAGACATGGTGGTTTTATATCTGATATAGGGCATTACCAAGATGGTGGGCATGTATCAATGAATAATTCGAGAAGGCTGTTCGATATGGCAAGGAGAAATTATGGGCGAAGTTAGAGCATTAAATCTTGGTGGTCAGCAATATGACCCACTAAGGGGGATATCTAGACCAGAGTCTAATGTCTCTTGGGCAGAAAAACAGAGACGTAGTTCTGAGGCGGCTATGAATATGGCTGTTGCTAAATATAAGATTAAGGGGCTAGAGCGAGCTGAGAAAGACTATATTCTAAATAAGAAAGCAGAAAACTATATTTTCAGTAACTATCCTAGTGGTAAGAAAGCTACTATTTTTAATATGGATAGTCTTGATTTTCTAAATGAGGATTCTCGTTCTAAAAAACTGAAAGATTGGAAAGACAATGTGGGTGGCAACCTACAGGCATTTGAACAGTATTATCAGGCTGGTAAAAAGGCTGAACTTAATGGCGTAAAGCGTAGCTTAATAAGAGACCGTAAGAAGTTTAGTGAGGATGGTTGGAGTCGACATGTAACTGAATATTTAAATAGTCTTGACACAACTACTCGTTCCTCTTTTATGTCTCAACTTGATGATGAAACTCTTAGTTTTGTTAATCAGTTTAATACCCCTGAAACATGGCGTAGCTTGTCAGATGTGGGAGAATCTTTTGAAAGGTTTAAGTATGGCAGTCCAAAGCTAACTGGCATTGGTAGCGCAATATATGATGCGGCTCCTTGGGTAGCTGGTGCTGGAGGTGCATATTATGGCTATAGAAAACTGAAGAAAGGTGATATTAGTTCTTTAGGGGGACTTAAAGATAAAGGGTTGAAGCTCTTTGGAATGGGAAGCAAGAAGGCTGGTGCAAAGGAAACGGTTCTAAGTGCTGAGGAGCTTTTAAAGTACACGAGTCGTGGTGCTGGGAAAAAAGGTATTAAGGGTACACTTCCAGGTAGTAATCTAAAGGCGAAACGCACTAAAGCTGTTAATGTTATTGATGATATAATTAATCCCAATCAGGTGGGCTCTATACAAAAAGGAATAAATTCTGCTGTAAAGGATGGGAAGTTTACCCAAAAAATGGGAGACCAGTTAAAGTCAGCTATAAATAAGATTATGAATAGCGGTAAAGACTTTACAACTAGAAACTTACATAATGAGTTAATTAAGCTTGGTAGTAAGGGTGAGGGTTTAAGAACTGCTATTAATACTAAGAAAATAGATTTAGGACCTATAAAGGGGCTTGGTATGATGAAAACGCTTGGTATATCAGCTTTAGCTGGAGCGGCATTTAATCCGATTGGTTCTGGAGCGGCTAGTGTTTTAGGCGCTAGTGAGCACAATCAAGATGTATATGGAGACTTTGCTGGTACTGCCGCTGGTACTGCCGCTTTTTTTGGTGCTGAACCTGTTTATAAAAAATTACAACGCATTATTCAAAAAAGAGGCGCTCCTGCTGTAATGTCACAGGTTGCTAAAAAAGGTGGAGTTAAACTAGCTAGTAAGATAGCTGGCAAGAGTTTACTCTCACTTATTGCTGGTATCCCAACTATGGGCTGGGGTACAGCGGCAACTGCTGGATTAGTAGCTTATGATGTATATGCTTTATATGATTTACTTAGTGAATTAGAATAATAGGAGGACAAATTGGCTGAACCTGCCGAATTTAAGCCTCGGTTTAGTGAAGAAGAAATCTCTAAGCTGGTTTCTCAATATCAACTTTTCCCAGAAGCCTTTGACGATAGGGAAGAAGATATTGATGCCTTAGAGCAACATGCTTATTATTATAAAAAGCCCTTTGCAAGGTCAGAGGACCACCAAGATTCACTCATAACAAAAACTCTCAAGAATTTCGGTAGGGGTTGGATTGAGGGTTATACTACTTTACCACCAGAGTGGGTTGATAAAAAACTTGGTACAGACATAGGAGAGGCTCCTGATAGTACTGGACAAGCTATAGCTCGAAATTTGGGTCATCTTGCTGGTTTTGTGGGTTACTTACCTGGTGCTCGTGTACTTGGTAGTAAGGTTATTGGTGCTTATAAAATAGCTGGCGCTGTTCAGGGATTGCGTGGAAAAAGCATTCCTATGAGAGCGGCTAATCTTGCTCAAAAGAAGGTTGCTGAAAAAGTTGCGCCTATTCTTGATGATTTACCAAAATTCATGCAGAATAATGAGCTTTTTAAAGATATGGCATCTGGTGCGTTCCATCTTGGTGTAGCAAGTGGTGTATCAAGCTGGACACATGGTGTAGATGAAATATTTCATGGTGCTGGTTTTGGTGCTGTTGCTGGTGGGGCTTTTAGAGGGATAGGAAACTTAAAGGGATTTGGTGAAAGACTTCAGCCACACCAGTTAAAGCCTAATGGCAGTCCCAGATTAAAAGATTTACAGCCAGGTCAACATGCTGATTTAGTAGCTAGAACTATGGCAGGTGCGGCTTTTCAGGGTTTACCAGCAACAATGCAACAAGCAACAACAGAAGAGCAAGTATATGCTTATGCTATGGGTGCTTTTTTCGGGTTCAAGGAGACCCCGTATCAAACAAGAGTGAGTCGTGAGTATATAAATGATTCAATAAATAAAGACCACGGTCCTGACCCCGAACTTAATCCTAAGTGGGACACTATTACCTCTGAAATGCAGAAGATAGTAAAGAAGGACTTTAATGACTTTTTTGGACCAGAGGAAACTCGACATATTGTTTTTGACCTTATAAAGGACCGCAATATAAGTCTTGAAGATATTCATAAACTTTCTGCTGATTATAGAAAGGGGATGGAGATAGACGAGGTTACTGGTGAGGTTTCTTATCCTTTAAGTAAGACAGAGATTAAAGAGTATAAGGATACGTATAAAGATGACCCTCGCTTTGAAGACCCTCATGACTTAGACATGCATATAGCCAGAATAGCTGACCTGCCCGGTAAGGTTGCGGGTAAGGGTGGTTTTGTTGAAACAGAAATGGAGGATGTTTGGAAAAATGCATCTAAGAAAAGCGGCGCTGGTCACGATGTAGAAAGGATAAAGATTGCGGATGATATATATAAAGAATGGACTAAGCATCATGATAGAGATGGAAGACCTGGTCATATGGCAGAGCAAGAGATTTATAAATATCTAGCAGATACTTATGGGGTGAATCTTAATACTGAACAAAAAGGATGGTGGAGACGGTGGGCTGAGAACACAAGAAAGAAGAGGTGGGTTGACCAGATAGAGGTGATACGCAAGGTTAATCCGGAGACTAAAAAGCAAGAGACTACCGTTGGGATTTTAACAGGAAAAACTAATACTGTTGGTAATAAGAAAGACTTATCCCAAGAGCCAACTATAATGGAGGAGATATATACAGAAATTTATAAGGGTTATCATAATAAACCTCCCGAAAGACAAGAAGGATTTTTTAGAGTATTAGACCATATGGTTTTTAATGGCAAGGAATATGATTTAACTCGTGTACTAAAGGCACGAGAGGATTGGCATCGTTCAACTATGAGCTTTAGTAAGAAAAAATATGGAGAAGAAAGTAAGTGGGCTGATTATGATGCTGAAGAAATAAAGCTTCAGGCAGAATATCTAGCTAAGAAAGAAGTTTCTGAGGCTATTGATATGGTTCATAATAAAATGTGGAAACAGGGATATTATTATATGGGTGGTAAGGGTGATAATAAGAAGATGTATTTTGTTCGTAAGCACCCTATGCTTCAAAAGAATATAAAGAAGAGAAATGAGTTTTTTAATGCAATGCAGAGGACATTTATTAAAGATGGGAAAAGACGATGGACTAGAGAAAGAAAAAGGTTTCAGCGTGGAGAGATTACTAAAGAAGAATATAATGCTATAAAATCCAATCTTATAAAAAGCAAGGCAGACTTTAAAAGACTTTATAAGTCTGGTTTAAAAAGGTGGAAGGAGAAGCATCCTAATATAAAAGAGGGTTCAGCTACTAAATATAAGGAGATGTATATTAATAATGCTCTTTATGATGTCCTTAATAATGGTTATTCAATAAGAAAGGATAACGTATTAATAGATTTTGAAGCTGGATTATCGAAGGCTGTTGGTGATGGTATGATTAATACTCCAAAGGGGTATAATAAAAGAGCACAGATATGGTTTAATACTGGATTATCAGCTAATCCAGCCCATGTTTTTAGGCATATGAGTGATGCTGGGGTAAAAAGCAATGGAGAGCATTTCCAAGTAGGATTTTTTAAAGATGCGGATAAACGTATAAAAAAGACTCTTGATAGCCCTGCTGAAGATTACCAAGAGATTACAGATGGTGCTATATACGCCCGAGAAGGGGTCGTAGACGCATTAAATCTTGATAAAGGGCTTCCTACCAAGGGAAAGGTGAATAAGTCCTTTATAGTGGCTCCAAATGATGAACATGGTGCTGTGCTTGGTAAATATATGATACATACTGCATCTCCTCGACTTGAAAAATATATGAAAGACAATGACTTACATATGCTTATACCAGAAACAGCCGCTAAGCAGGTTGGCACCAGGGATATTGGTGAACTTATTGAGGCTGACAGTGGAATAGAGTTTAGCGGTTCTAAATATCCCTTAAAAATAGAGAGCTTTAGGACTATTATGTCTGAGATTACAAGCGAAAAGTATATAAAAAATCAGAGACTCCCTAAGCAGATGTTTACCACCCTTAGTATCTATGGATATAAGGATATAAAGCCTGAAACTATTAGGGAGATGTATGAAGAACTTTCTAATAGGGGTTTTAATGGTACTGAAAAAGGCAAAGAAGTTTCTTCTCGTTTTATAAAGACTCCAACTAATGACGATAATATAAAAGAGCTTGTTGATAACATTGAGGAAATACCAGTACAGAAGCTTTTAGAGATTATGCGTAATCCGAAATATGAGAAGTTCACTGTTAAAGCCTATGAGCAGATACTTAGGCTTAATAGAGAAATTACTGAGTCTCTTGCTGAAGAGTCTGAAATATCAAGGGTTGAGTTACAGAGGACTGCTGATATAGCAAGTGAATTTGAAACAATAATTGATAGGCTTGTAAAGCTCTATCCAGAGGGTTCAATGGGTGCTTATCTTCATAAGTTTTCAAGAGATTATCGTATGACTGCTATGCGTAATTTTGTTATAACTCAATTAACAAGACCAAAGATTGAGAATAGCGCTACTGCCAGAATGAGACCGTGGGAAATCGGGTTGCGCCATGAAACAGAGGAATTAAAAAATAGAGACGATATTTTCTATCTTGATGATAGTTTTAAGTCTTTAAGGATAAATGACCCTATACTTATTAAGGGGAGAAACAGATTAGTTGATGTATGGAAGGACTTTGAGGATGGGGTATATAAGGGAGAGAGCAAGGAAATTGTAAAAGAGATACTTAATGCAACTGTTATGAGAGTCCCTATGGACTCTATGAGCGGGGCAAATGTATTAGAGTTTAGGGGATTTACTGGTGTGCGTGGATACGGTTCTTTATTACACCCCAGGACAATGTCACAGCTTGGTGGTGCTGATTTAGACGGTGATAAAGCTTTTATATTTTTTGGTGGTGAAAGTGTTGGTTTTAGGAAGAGCTGGAAAGATATGTATAAAGCCCAGAGGAATGAATTTGTTGATTGGGGCGGTACAAAGATTAAAACACAAATATCTAAAACAAGTGGAGTAGATGTAATGAGGGGGTCTAAGTATGGTAATCCGTTTGTTCTTCCTACGGTTTATGATAAAAACCCAGCCTATTACAAGAAAAAAGGACACATAAGAACTAGTAATAGAGAGGAGGCTATAGAGAGATATGATGCTTGGTTGCGTGGTACTGGTGATAAAGAGTATATGCCCAAGAAGAGAGAAGCGATATTAGAAGATATTAAGTCTGGGAAATTAGTTGGTAAAACTTTAAAATATTTTAAGCCAAACGTATCTGATAGCCATGCAGTTAGGTTAGGTAAGTTAATTGATGAAATGGCTCCAGCGCCATTAAGGAGCAAGGGGTTTGAAAAGCCTAATAAAGATGCAAAAGACCCCCATGGTTTAGGTACATATAGGGAACAGCTTGCTGTTGATAATGCTGAAATACAAACAGATGGAAGGAATACTGCTTCTCAATATAGTCCATATTGGAGAGAATTTATGTCTGAGGGTGCATCTAGTGGTAGAGATATGCTTGGGTTTGCGGTTACAAATAGAGCGGCTGTTATAGGCGCATATAATGCTTTGCGTAATTATAGTGGCGAAGAAAGAGCTTTGAATGAAATAGTATTAACTCGCCATGGTGAGATAGTTAAAGACAGTGATGGTAATCCACGAAAGGGAACAATTTACATTAATAAGGGAGAATATAGGGTTCCAGTAATTATAGGTGATAAGAACCAAGAGTATGATGTTGTTTTTAAAATAAAGACGAATGAAATGGATTTACAAAGATTTAGGGAAATGGCTAGGGCGTCTATTGCTCTGGGTTCAGACCCAATGGATGAAGCTGGCCTACAAAAGATTGAGATATTTTCAAGGAAGGTTTTAGATACATTGTTTAATTATGAGATTCAAAAAAACGGGAAAATCGTTGAAAAACTTACAGAATTTCATGATGATTATGAGGGCATGGATTATCGTGGGAGGGGATTACATTCTCTTTTTAATCAAGTAAATAAAGTTTTATATAGTAAAAATTATGTAGAGGGCAGGGCTCATACATTTTCTGAAATTCAGGAGGGGGTTGAAGCTCTTGATGTATTACCAAAGGAAATAAGGAATACCTTAATGCCTATGGTAGCAGAGAGCTTGAAGAATGTTAATTGGAGCGATAATATATATAGACATGTTGACCATAAAAAATTGAATGCTTTATTTGCCCAACATAGAGTCTTTGTAGATGAGAATGAGGGTTTATTAGAAACACTTGGCAGGTCATCACTTGAAACCCCATATGGAAAAAATATAGATAGAATCTTTACTAATAGATTATATACCAGAGAGGGTATTGAGGCTATGGCTAAGGATAAGGAAAGATTCAAAGACCTTATATATGAACAGTTTCCCGATAATGATAGATATGTAATGGGTGAACTTCCTTGGGGTCTAAAAATGGGAATAGACAGTTATAGTTATAGAAAGAACCATTTATATAAATTACTTTTAAAGGGAGAAGATTTTCTTGTAAATGATATTAGTGATATGGCATCTTTGAAAACTATAACCGATATTATCAAAAAGGGGGACTTTTCAAACGAATTTATAGTTGAAACACAGAAATTTGCAGAGGTCATTAAGGATATGTCAGTACAAATGGCTAAAAGAAGACAAGATAAGGACGATTTAGTCAAGGACCACTCCTTTGACGAAACAAGTGAAAATAGAAAATTAAGAGAATTGGGGCGTGATAATTTCGGTATAGAAGATAAGGGCACTGCTAAGATTGACCAGGTAAGAATAGACCAGAAAATAAGAGGATGGAAAAGCAAAAAAACTACATTAGAGAAAGACTTACTTGATACATTCCTACTAAGTACGTTTCAGCGTGGACACCTAGATTCTATAGCCAAGCTTAAACAAAGAGGTGGACTGAGGGACAAAGAATTATTAGAAAAGCTAGAAAAGCAAGCTAAGAACACATCATTAATGAGAGTTGCAATGAACTCTAAAGCGGTATCTGATAAAAATATAAAAAGGTTTTTCGACGACTATGATTCCCTTCTTAGTAAAACTAAGACTGATTTATCCGATGCTGAAAAAGAAATTGTTAGGAAGGAACAATCAGGTAAAGACAAGGTCACTAGTTTTAGAGATGAAAACGGGAATCTTATAAAAGGAGAGATGATTGAGACATCTGACCTTTCAGAAACAGACAGAACCTACCTCGAACAAATTGCCCCATTTGAAGGTATCAATAGAGGTGAGGTTTCCGACCCTCAGCTTAAAGAAGTTTACTTTTCCATCAAGGACCACCTCGAGCATTACCACAATCTTGATGCTCGTAATCTTAACGGGTTGTTTCGTGGTCTTTTAGGTAAGAATATTAACCAGGCTCACAAACAGGACTTGCTCACCCTTGATAGATATCTTAAAGAAATGCGTAATGGCACTTGGTTTAGAAAAGCGATGGATTGGATGCTTGGTAAGGAAAAACATCCAGATTTGAAACATTCTTATTATTGGACATTCCCTGAGAATGTAGATAGAAGCTTAATGCAGTCTCCAGCTATGACAGACTGGGTAAAAGATGTTGGTCCATATAAAGATAAGCGTGGTAATACTATTATGGGTGAGATAAAAAGACCGTCCAGTATGATGGGGAATCTCCAGCAATGGGCGGTTAATGCTCAAGAATATTCCATGCAGAGACATGAACAAGAAAAGGACAAGTTCAAAAAGATGTTACGACCATTTACTTCTGCTGTTGAGGACGGTGATGTTTTGTATGATATTGCAGTAGCTACGAGAGAAAGGCAGATGATAAAAGAGGTTCTTCGTCCAAAATATAAAGATAATAACCATCAGCTTACCCATTATGAGATGGATTATGAGAATAATTGGCAGAGTGTTAAGGGTAAATATAATGAATTAAAGGACAAGGTTTATCGAATCCCTATGGAGGAGGGCACGGTAATAATGACGGGAGATGAGGTTATAAAAAAGATAAATAAAGGGCTTACTAAGCAGAATGCAAAGACACATAAATGGCTTGTAGGAGATAAAACATTTATAGATGGCTGGTTGAGCAAGGGTGTTGATTCATTTGGGAATGTTACTCGAGGGAGCCTCCAGAAACTTCGTAAGGAATTTATGGAATACCTCACAGAAACCAATAGAAAACATGAGCAGATTCCTATTGAAAAGTTTGGTATAGATGGATTTAGACAGATTACTAAGAGGGTTATATTAAGCCTTACTCCAGAAGGAACGCTTAAAAAGGGGGAATGGGAAAAAGCTTTGGAACAGTTAGAGATTACGCCTTTTGATGTTACTGGTGAATTGCCATTTCATGCTTATTATCCTCATATATCGTTTGATAGAAAGATTGCTAGCAATAGATTAAATAAGGCTATTGAGCATATCTTTGAAGACCCAAATATCACTAAGAAAGAAAAAGAGGCTGAATTACGCAAGCTTGTCTATCAATATAAACAGCTTACTGGTGATTTTATGGGCAAGGATGAAATGACTGAAAATTTTGATGTTATGCAAGATGCTCTAAAGGCTCATGCTGATGGGAAGAAACAAAAAGCTAAAAATATATTAATGCACGATTTAAAGCGTGTCGGCAATCAGTTTAGTCGTAATGCTCATATAGGTGGATGGTCAAGAGAGCCAGAAGCTTATGAGCAGTATATGAAGAATATTATAGATACATTTAATAAGCAGGTTGGTCAGCTAGCTAGCAGGGTTGAAATGCAGAACTTTTATGAGAAGTTTCTTAAAAGTAGTAAAGATGCTGGTGTAAAGGACTATAAAGAGCTTACAGACCGTTGGATGCATTTCTTCAAATTATATACTCAGTCTATGATGGGTTATCCAGCACATATACCAGAGCATATTATGAATGACCCTAAGATGAAGATAAAGGCAACACCTTATAAGTGGTTCGCAGATTCACAGGCTAAGAAACGCATAGATTATATTAAGAAACGCCTTGGTCTTGGTAGGAAAGAATTAGAAAAATGGAACTTAGATGAAACTACTGTTGATGAACTAAGTGGTGTTGAATATAGCCAGCTCCAAGCCTGGGGTGCTTTAGAGGCTAAGTGGCAGTTAGCATCATTATTGGCTCATCCTAAAAGCTCTATAGCTAACCTATATGGCGGTACTGTACATACCTGGATTAGTGCTGGTTCAAAAAACTTCTGGAATGGCAGGAATTTTGAGTATTTACAAACCAATGTCAATCCTAAGTGGAAGAGTATGAAGGATGTGGAACAATGGATTAATGAGCTGGGCATTATAGAGGAATTTCTAATATATGAGGCAGGTCTAAATCCTAAGATTAAGACAAAAAGATTTGAGAACTTTGTTCAAGATGCTATAAAGAAAATAAAGAGAGACCCAGAAATGTCTGATACGAGTCTAAACCAGCTTAGAAAAAAGTATGGAGTGACTGATACAGCCTGGAATTTTGCGGCATCGTTTATGCGTTTGCCTGAACGTATGCTTAGAAGAGATGCTTTTATGTCTCATTACTTAATGGCAAAAGAAAGATTTGGTGGAGCGATTAAAGATTATGATAATCCGTTCCTGATAAAAATGGCTAAACAGGGAGTAAAGGGTACACAATTTCTATATAGTGCTCCCTATAGACCTATTTGGACTAATAGCACACTGGGTAGGGTGTTTTCTAGGTTCCAGTTATGGAGCTGGAATTCAGTGCGTTTTCGTAACGATACAATCAGACAAGCTCATATTCATGGTTTTCAAGAAGGAACTCCACAATATGAAAAGTTTGTACGTATGGCACAGGCAGATGCGTTCATGCTTGCTATGTCTTCTTTGTTTATGTACAGCTTGTTCGAAAACGCACTTCCAGCTCCGTGGAACTGGTTCCAAGATACAGCAGACTTATTAATGGGTGATGATAAGGAAAAAGAGAGAGCCTTTTATGGCTCACCACTTGGTCCATTACAAGCTGTGGTTCCTCCAGCTTTGAGACTGTTGCCTCCATTATTCAAGGGAATGATGACAGATAATTATAGTAAATTAACAGACTATTATTTATGGACTATACCGCCATTTGGAAGATTGGCTAGAGATATAATCGGACCAGGCGGTGCTATAGATAATCCATATTATGCAATAACGAAGTTTACGGGTATGCCAGTAATGCAAATAGCTGACTTAGTAAAGACAGAACGAGGGGAACGCCTCGGTGGAAAGTTTATTTATGGTTAATGCCTATACCTTTTCATTGTCACGAGTGTGATTGCCCTACTATGAATGAAGATGGTATATGTGATTGCTGTGTTAAGAGAAAAGAGAACATGGTCACATCTAATAAGATAGGTGGAACTATGGTAACTAGTATAGAAGAAGAGAATGAACCCGAAGAGTCTGATTAAATTAGCTGAAAAGCTTAATATTAAACCAAGTATGGGAGACCTGGGTTCTTTAGGTCTTTTAGGCGTACTTGGTTCTCAAACCGAAAAGGGAGAGGCTGTTACCGAAACAGTTAAAGAGTCTTCTGATGAGATAGCTCTCGGAGCATTGGCTCTTGGTGGATTATTAGTAGCTCCTAAAGCAGTATCTACTGCAGTTAGAAAGTTACAAGGAAAAGGTTCAAGGGCATATAGAAGCAGTAGTGTTTCAGAAATAGATAACTTCGTTAATAATGAACTTGGTAGTTTCTATGGTGGCGGACTTCAAAAGTACACTAGTACTGTTGGAGAGTTAGTACCCGCTACTGCTAGAATATTAAATAGATTTGTAAGTCCCAGAGTTTCTCATGCGACTAAAAAAAGTGGTATGTCTCAGCAAACATATAATACTATTGTAAAGGTTGGGAATGAGGAAAAAAAGGCTATCAAAAAGATGGAGGAAATTTATAGTAAGTACGAAGGTGACAAGCTAACGCCTAAGCAGATTAAAGCACTAAAAGGAGAGATAAAGGAGGGCACTAGAGATTTTAGAAGGGCTCAAAAACAGTTACATCATAAGGTAATAAGTGATGTTTCTAATCAGAGATTTCTATTTGGGGATAAAGCTACCAAAAAGGGGTTTTTGGATGAGTATTTTACTAAGTATGTAAAAGCGGCTGATGAAAAAGAATTGGCTGAATTACTTGGAAAAGAAGCTTTTGAAAATTCTGTCAAAGCTCAGGGCATCCAGTTAGGTAAGGGAACTCAATACTTACAAATAACAAGTCATCCCGTTCAAGATGTAATGCGTGGTATGCAATTTGACAGTAGGGCTTTTAACTTATTTAAACTATTAGAGGGAAAAACTAAATTCACAGCAGAAGATGTACTTAAACATGCTAGTTCTAGTAGAGTTGGATTAAAGGCAACAAAGCTAGCAAATGGTAAGGTTCAGGTACAGTTTTCACCTAAGATAAAATCGAATTACGATTGGGGTGGTTATAATGGCAACTTAATATTTGACCCTAAAAAGCCAGGTAAGGTTACTTATTTTGCTACTGATAAGCGTGACCTGTTTGGTGTTTCACTTGGTAGAGACACTATAAACGTAAGCCAGGTTACTGAAAAAAGTATTCCTGAGTTGACAGGTAGACTTAGAGACGTAGATTTAACAAAGGTCCAGCGCTATACTCCTGAAAATGTTATACCTAGGGGAAAGGCAAAGAAAATAGATTTTGATACATCTGGAAAAAAGAAACCTAGAGGCGCAGTTGCAACGAGAGATTGGGAGATTTTAAAAAAGAATGCAGATGTATGGGAAAAGTCCCTTGGTGAGAAGATACCGCTTAATGAAAAAATTGAATTTGGGGCTACTAGACTAGCATCGGCTATTGCTGTAGGTGGTCCCGTTTACTATGCAATACAAAGTGACGAATAGAAATGTCGATTTCTTTCACTAAGTATTAAAAAAAAGGGGGCCTTAGCCCCCTTTTCTTCCCGACAAGTAGGCTACGGCATGCTAGAGTCCTGGTGCGACTATGTAGTTAAAGTAATCACACCCCTTGTCTATAGTACATTTTCCGTTTGCCTTTTCTTTATCAACCCACTGATATAGTCTAGTCCTAATTACATTAGGGCTACTTTTATATTTTTCCGTTCTAAGCATCACCCCTAAACACCTATCATTGCTGAAGTTAGCGCAGTTGTTTCGAGCAACACTTTTAATTGCTGATTTACTCATTTTCTCTCCTTTTATCTTGGAGTTCATGTTCTACTATAAGTGAATCGATGTAAGTGCCTAATATATCGATATATGCATCTGATATTTCTGTTGCTATGTCGAACCATACTGCGTCATAATTTAGTTGCTTACCACTATATTTTTCAAGAGTACTGTATATTATGTTGACAACGCTTGTCTTCCTTAATGGGTCTATCATTTTTTCCACCTATTATGTCTAGTTAATAAATACTTTAATCTCGTGTGAGCTGGTCCGCCTTCTTGTATCTGTTCAGTTTTCAGCAATCCTTGGTAAAATTCTATTAAGTCAGCTGGAGTCATCCGTGCTGTACCAGGATTATGAACCCACACTCCACCATCTATTTTATTGGCATTCTCAATCTTTCTTTGATTCTCTCTCTTTTGCTCCATCACTTTTACCTCTTTTTGTATTATATCCGCTTATGTTAGCCATTGAATATGGCGGTCCAAAGTCATTTGAATCTTCATCCTCTTCTAAACAGCTGTAACATGTTCTTTCATCTGTGTCCATTAAGGTGTGGTGAAATTTAAATTCGCATTTTATGCAGGTAAACTCCATAGTTTAACTCCCTTTACCATATGGGTGAGCTGATATTGCTTCTGCTATTTTATCTAAAGAACGTGAAACAGCAAACAAAGCATCTGGAATGGTGTCATCAAAGCCATTAGCTCTTGAACCATCCCATAAACTAAATGCTATTTCGTCTAACGCATTTACTATATTAGTAGAGGCGATACGTTTGTTTGTGTGTTCTCCTTGAAATTGTTCTGCTAAGTATGCAATAGAATCAGCAACTTCGTTTGTTTTTACTGTATTTTCTTTCTTCTTTTCCATTATATTTCTCCAATTTATAGGAGAGATGTTGGTGATATGCCATACCATTTCATTTGTCGCCTTATCTCTGACCACATACACGGTTCAAAGAAAATACGATTTATGAAACCCCCATCTCTCCTATTATTATAGTATCAGTCCTTTTTCATCATTGTCATTCCAACCAGAACCTTGTTTAAGTTCGTCTATTAGAGCCATAATTTCCCTTGTAAGGGGCATATTATTTTCTCTATAAGCTTCGGAATGCAATTTATGAAGTCCAGACAATACTAGAGTTAATTCCCTTGGAAAGAGTGTTTTTCTGAAACGCTCTTCTTCTGGCTTTTTACTGCCTATTTCGTTCTCCATACTCTTGTACCGTATCTTCCGTTTTCAACACGAGTTCTAGATGTGAACTTCCTATTAGTTTTCCCTGCTATACGATTACAAGCTTGACTTACTAAGCCCTTCTTGAACTTGTCTTCAGGAATGAAAACTGATTGGTTGAGGTTAAGCTCTGCCAGAAAACCATACTTAGATTTTCTTCGCTTATGCCATGTTGTGTCTACTTCAGGTATAGGGATATTATCCTCAAAAGTCCAATTACTCATTAGTAACGTCCTCCCTTAGCGAGCTTCTTCATTACGTATACTCTTATTTCAGCAGGAAGCTCTTGTACTAGCTGAATGAGCATATTAAAGTCCTCTTCATCTAGAGGACCCTTTCTTGTATTACAAGTTTTGCAAATTAATTGGAGATTCTTTACAGAAGTTTCTCCTTTTTTAGATAGTGGGATTATATGGTCACATGCTATGGTTTTATAAGTGAGCCTTTTCTCACAATATTTACAATCATCACCATAAGAGCCATAGAACATTTTTCTTATTTCGTCTCTTTCTATTGAAAAAGCTACATCATATTCTTCACTTCTTCTCTTTAGACTGCTGTATAGTACACTCATCTTTGCAGAAAGTTTTTTATATGCTTTCTCCCAAAAGTGTTTATGTATGGGTTCAAGCACATCTTTAAATTGTTTTTTATCTAGCTTCATACTTTATAATAAGGTGGGGCAGGATATAGAATATGGATAGTCTCCAAAAACCTGCCCCCCTTTGGGCTATGCTGTAGGCATAAGCTCATATTCAGCATAAAGATTGCCTGTATAGCTTTTCACCTTGTTCATCTTAATGTTATAACCTCGTTTATGTCTGAGGTCATATATGATAGCGGCAAGTCTAAAACAACCACACCGATTGAGTGCCATTTGAGGATTTACCTTTAAACCCTGTTGTAGCAACTCCAGTATTATGTCTGTTTGTGTTTTACGATTTCTAGGCATCTATTCCTCTCCTCGTATACTAAGTGTAGATGTATTCCAGCTCTCCAAATAGAGAATGAAAAATCTACAAAGTTGTTGTCAAATAGTATTGCAAATTGCAAGAATCTGAATATAGTTATAATCATTCCTGTTTGAGGGAATGCTATATCTAGTATTCGTCCCATTAAGACCTCCTTACTCGCTTTACCTTCTGAATAAAGAAACCTGGTATATCTACACCAGAAGTAAGGTCTTTACGAGCCTTTTTCTTATCTAAAGACTCTACCATCTCTACTTTCTTGTATTCATCTGGAACAGCATCTTCATCAGATACTATTACTGGTCCGAAAGTTTCAAATAACTTGTATCTAGCTGTATTCGTTTCATAGACACCGTTTCTTCCAACTTCTTCTATAACCATAGGTATAAGAGTTTCATTAAAGTATTTCTTTAATGACGCTGTAGCTTTTCTCCTTACCTTTAGTCTCTTTATTTCATCGCTCAAAGCTAGAATCTCAGCATCTATCATATGGGTCTTTCTTTCAATACCCACCATAAATACATCTATGTTATCGACTTTGCGTTTAATCTGACCACTAACACCTACCAAGGCATCCTCTATTGGTCCCTTATCCTCCAATTCCTGTTCTAATTGAACCTGAAGGTCTATGTACTCGCCTATGAGTTCTTTAGTTGTCAATTTCTGCATCGTCTTCTTTCTCTTTCAGTAAAGCTTCTACCTTAGGAATATCCCATCCTTTACTTCTTAATGCTTGTTTTAAACTAGTCGACAAAGGTCCTTTCCATGCTTTTGGTTTACTACCAGAAATACTTTCGACCATAATTTGCGATTTAATAAACTGTTCAATTATATATTCCAGTTGTTTTCGCATACTACGTTTTTCTTTTTGAGCAATATTCATTAGTGCCATCTTTGTATCTAAAGAAACCTCTGTTTTTACAACATGCTTTTTCATGTTTCTATTCTCCTTACTGGTAATCTGAATGAAGGTGTCCATTCAAGGTCTACATCAAATAAGTCGCCATCACTATTCTTAAATAGAGATACTTGCTTTGTTGGATTATCTTGGGTACCGTTAATTCCTATTACCTTTCTTGATGCGTTCTCTATAGCACCGCTACCTTTACCAGCATAAATATCAAGGATTTGATTCCTTGAATACTCTCTTGAAACCTGAGATATCTGTATAATAATGATATCAAGATTTACTGCTAGATTAGATAGAAAGTGACTTATGTTTCGAACTTGTTCATATTCTCCTCTGTAAGATTTTCCAGCATCTATTAAGTCAATATAATCTATGACCATAAGATTAGGCTGTAGTTCTCTTACCTGTTTCAAAATCATTTCAGTTGTTGGTGAGATTGTTTGAATATTAACATGCTCTAAATAGCTATTATACTTTTTAGAGACATACTTATTATTCCCTGTTACCTCTTCCTTTGAAAGACCGCTAACAATTTGTTGATTTCTACGATGCATATACCAGCCACTAAGTTCTAGTGAAAGATATAATGTTGGCATGTGCCAATCTGTATTGATTGTATCATTGTGGAAATCATATCCAAGGACAATATTTTGAGCCAATGTTGTCTTATTTGCTCCAGTAGGACCAAATATTGTTACTAGCTCACCAGGATATATATCACAGTCCTTATCATAAAGACCAAACATCTGTGCCAGGTTAATCATTCTACCTGTGAAATCAGATGTAAGTCTCTCTTCTAAGTCTTTCTGTAAATCCCGTGTTGTTTTGATATCTACTAAGTAACTCTTGTTCTTATAGTAAATACACTTAGGGTTGCAAACTGATTTTAAAATCTCATCATGGCATCCATATTGATATCCGTAGTTATATGTGGATTCGACCTTTTCCATAACTATCTCTGGTTCGAGTTGGTTATCATTCCAAGCAAGCAAGGATGCTTTAGTGGCATCACTTGGTATGCCATGTCTTTTAAAATGAGATGCTATTCTTAATAATACATTATTCCTAGTGCCTTGTTGTGGACCATTATTATATAAGGTCTGTATGCAAGGTACTACATTATTAGGCTCTGAAACATGTTTCATTGTCCTAATATCAGGTACATCAGTGTCTATTAAGTGTTCAAGACTACCATCTCCCCATAGGTCATGTTGACCAAATGACAGTCTTCTATCCTTAGCTAATTCAAGGATAGTATTAACATCTCCAAAAAGCTCATCTATTGTAAGAGGAACTTTATACAGTTTTGATTTTTTGTTTAATGTATGTGGAAGGCGTATGATAGAAGTCCTACTATAGACACTACCATCTATTCTGAAATTGGGTAAAACATTATTTACCATTGTCTGCTTAACCATAAAAGGAAGGGTAGCTCCTGGTCTAAAGCCAAAACATTCATTACTTATTTCAATGTGGTATCCCGTACCACTAAAGAATATTGCAAAATTTCCATCTTTCAATCCTAATTCAGATTGTAGATGATATAAAATGGTTTGTGCTTGAGACAGGGTATATTCATTTGAATTTTGACCCTTATCAATATCAATAGGTATTGAATTAATATGTCTAGTTCCAACAAACTTTTTAAGCGTACCCTTCTTATTTATATAGTTTACAGCTTCTTCATCATATTGATATACAGATGTGTAAACAGCATCTTTCTCTCCACTTTCAAATACGATATCCCATACATCATTTATAGAAACGAGAGTCCCCCGTTTAGAGGGACTCCCGATTGCTACTTCAACATACATTAGAAACTAGTAGTTCCCTCTGTAGATGCTGTGTTGACTCCATTAGTAGGAGTCGGCTGTTCTATGACCTCCTTAATAAGGTTCTTAGACTTCATAAAGGCTATGTAACCCTCGATGTCTTTTAAACCTTTAGGAGTGTTTGGAACCAACTTAGGAAATACAGCATTATACAATTTAGACGGGTCTTTATAACCCTTCTCTTTGTAAATGTATGCTATATACTCCAATTTAGGGTCCAATGGATTAGTAACATGGTTTTGATTAAGATGATTAACGAGATTTAACTCCTCACCATCTGCATCTACCATAGTACCACCAATATCAGGACCGCCGTCAAAGCCTATAGTATCAAAAAGCCAATAAAGTCTTTTCAATAGTGTACAGGTTTTAATGTTGCCATTTGTTTCTCTATCATAAGAACCCGCAAGTTTCATCTCTATCGGATACTGCGAATCTTCTTGTTTAAGAGTAGCAACTAGGTAGACGTCAGCCCAATCAAATTGGTCTGCTCGGTCTTCCCAATCGACAATCCCTACTTTTTGAAAACCTATCCAGCTTTTACCGTTACCGGATAACTGTAGGTCATCAGGGCGAAAACGAGTATTACTCACTTTTCCTCCTTGTAGTTAAGGATTTCAGATGATATTACTTCATAATCAAATAATAAAACCTTTTGAGAAAGAGGCTTTAAGCGACTGCCTACAACCCTTTCATCATAAGCTTCAAATGATATATAGTATTTACCATCTTCCTTTGATGCTGTAGTATACCCGATTATATCAGCTTTAGCCGCTAATGAATAACCGAGTCCTCTTGGAAGTTCAGGTGCTAGTTGCACCTTCCCATCTTGTAATTGTGAAGTCTTTGAATGACTTACTAAAACAAGATTTCCACCCTTCTTCTTGATGAGAGTCTGAAACCGTTTGACAATATCTAGATTTCTACGTCTAGCTTTACCCCAATCGGCTCCCCATTGACCCTCTCCCATAGCTGTGATACCTAGTTCATGAACAACAGAATGTTCAATCCATTCGTTAATCTGACCAACAGTATCTATTACTATAGTATCATATGGAAGTTTATCCCACTCTGTATTTAGCCATCCATAGACTTCTGCCATTGAATAAGCTGGCAACGGGGTCCCTTTATCAGCACCGGAGCGATGATTGAAACCCCGTTCTTCGGGTGGAATAATTTCAGTTTTAGGTATACCTTTATCTGTTACCTGCTTGCCTTTATGCATTACAGGTCTCATTGGCGGATTTAAACCACTAATAGCTATAGTATTAGCCCCATCAACAAAATCAGAGCCAAGGTCAGCATCAAGTAATATGACACCATCTTGACCCTTTGTACTCCACCTTGAAGCGGCTGTGGTTTTCCCAGTTTTAGGCTGACCTATTATAAGATATGTCAGACCGGAAGGCATTGCTTTCCAATCCGTTGATACTTTGCGTACCTGTATCATGTGATACCTCCTTATTTAGATTTGGAGTTATTAGAGTACCAAATTCGACAATATTTGGGCTCAGGCTAGTCCAAATATAGTCATAATGTGCTAAATTAGCAACAAGATTATACATTTGAGACAGTCCTAAGGAAACAATATGCATTGTTGCAAATACAGTATGTTTCTGTGAACATGGTGCTGGCGGTACAGTATGAGTCGGAACCCATGTATCCATATAATTATCATTATCCTTTGTTACAGTAACGATTTCCACGCTTGTAGCACCCATTCTAAGGTCTATAAGGAACTCTCTTCCTTCAAACATTTTCCAATTATTATAAACCATCCTTCTTGATTCCATATCATCAGTACAGACAATCACCTTAGTAGTTAATTCTGAAAATTGAGCACCTCCAATAAAATGCTCATGTGGATGAAACTCCTGGGTATCATCAGAATAGCTATCAAATAATGAATGAGCCGCTACTCTCTTCATTACAATATTTTCTGTATTAAGTGGGTAACAGGTTGTACTAAAATTATGATTCTCTACATCATCGCTATCATATCCGTGTACATCTTTCCATCCCATCATGGCTAATCCCTGTACTAAGAATGAACCAATCCCGCCTAACCCTATAATACTTATTACATCTAAGCATTCTTGAGGTATTAGGTCTTTGTTTCTTAAGAATCTACTGTCCATCAGTATGTTTCCTTTATTTTATAAGTTTTTCAAACTCAGAATTAAACTAATTAAACTAATTTTATTAGTTTCTCAAAGGTAAAGGGGGCAATCCTGGGCTATTTCCAATCCCCACATTGATAATAGCCAGGGCAACAAGCGGAGTGTGTGCATGCTTATGCCCCCTTTGTAGTTTAAACTAATCCAATAGTTTGTTGATGAGGATTATCCACCCAGAGGTGTATATCCATATTAGGACATTTCTTCTTAGCCTCTTCAAGTAACTCATGATAAGTAATCTTATTCATTTCATAACTTTCAATTAGCTCTTCCATTATATCCCAATCTGCCTTGGTACCTCCACTGTATTTACTCACCCCATAGTTATAATTACCATATCCTCCAACTGAATTAAGGTGACCAAAACCATTGTAATAGGTTGTAGTGGGTTTCTTTACATCTTGTTTCTTCTTCATTTTCTGAATGTAATTAGCCTCAGCTTGCCAACTCTTATCTATTTCAACATTGATAAGTGGCTCTGTTGCCCCTTTGATTAGTCTGTCAAAACCAAACTGGTCTTTATATGTCAGACATGTCTCAAAGCGTTCATTCTTACTTGCTACTATTGTAGAAAAGAAGATTCCGTCCTTTGATGCTTGTTCTAGTGCTGTATCTTTATCTGTCTTACTGATAAATGCACCCATAGTATGATGACTATGAATCAATCCAAGATAATAATCCTTTAATTCAGGTATTTTCTTATAGATTTTGGGTAAAAGCTTACCCATCTTGTCACCATCTATTTCGGTTTCAGCACCACTCCCTAAATGAATTGCCTTGAAAAACCTCAAGACAACATTCTTAGGAAAGCCTGTTTTTGTTGTTTCAACTATCTCGTACCAGGCTGGTCCACTCCACTCTTCACTATTGAAGCGACCTAATAGATAATTGATTTTATGCAACATTCGTTCTGGGATTCCCAGGTTGAACAACCTCTTCTTCCCATCTGTAGTGTTCTTTTGCATTTTTCATTCTCCCGTTTAACTGTTTCATACAGATTTTTGTGTATCTTTCTATACCAAGACATACAAAATGATATATTATTCTATTCCTCGATTCTTCATCATCAATTACATTATGGAAAAGAGTAAACATATTATCAAAGGGTGCTGTATCATCTAACATATTTCTATCACTAAGATAGTCATCTTCAGATATTTCAATCCCAACTTTTATCAATTCATTTGCATCCCAGACTTTTTCATTATATGCAAATGTCAACATGTTCTCAAGTATATGAAATGTATTCTGTGTAGATGAACGAGTTCCCGTATGCCATCTTGGTCTATAGCCTATGTAATCTAACAAAACCACATAGTAATCTTCTTCAGAAAGAAAGCCTCTATTAATGATGCTTTTCCCTCTATTTGCATTACGCATGGTTTCAAATACTTCTCCAATATCAATCATTTCAACACGAGCTTGTTGTGGTCTCAATTCCCTTGCTCTTGAATTTAAGGTTTCACTCATTCTTTGTATTAAAGTAGAGAGATTCCAACCAGGGGGATAATTCCCATCGCTATCTTGAACTAAATGTATATGCTTTACTGTACCATAATCCAATTTATCAAGACCATAGAGCATAGCATCACCAACCAATCGTTTAGAAACCCAATATGCACATCCAATTTCTTCTGTTAATATATCAGTAATCCCTGTTATCATTCGGTCTAACATGTGAATAGTAGAATTAAGTTTCTTTAACTTCCCTGATTCAGTATCCGCAGTATTCTTACTACTTATTACAGTAGCTAAATAATAATCATAAATCTTCCATTTGTAATCATCACCATTTTCATGGCATAATTGTTGAATGATTTCATAATTACTTGCTAACCAACTCCAAGTAAGCTTAGGACTCCATCTGTATGATGATTCAATATTCCTAGCTAACCTTTGCCAAAGAAATGCATGTTGAAGGCATTTTTGGAAAGGAAAGAACTCACTTAAGCCACGTTGTGGATAGTTAAATATGTTATCCCAATCTCTGTACTGTCTATTTATGTCCCAATATGAATCAGCCCTTGTCCATGTATTAAGAAAACTCTTAGCTACATTTATTAAGGATGGGATATCTCCAGATGAAATTGCATAAGACCATGCATTACTCCAGCCACCTAAACATGGCTGTCCATCTGGATTAATATGCGGATGCATACTAGTTGTACCCCAATTTAATAAAGGATAAAGTCCTGTATTAGTGAAAGAACTTTGTATAGTAGACCACCATTCAGGCATGTCATTTCCTGTGTTTAATATTTTTACATTACTCGGTTGAGCACTATTAAACTGTAATGAATGTTCGGGTAAAGTATAATTAGTAGTCCCACGAAACCTAGGATGACCAATATATACTTTAAAGACTTTCTCTGTATTGTGTTCAAAATCATCCTGAATGTCATAGACATAAACTTTATTAAGAAAAGCATTTGCTGTATTCTCAGCAGTTGTCCTATCCATTCTATCGCCTTGATAGTGAGCATTACTTAGTATCCAGCTTTTTACAGCATTCTGTAGCTTATACCATTCTGACTCACTATTCGTCGTCGTTGCTTGATTCTCCATTCTCTTCCTCCTCTTCAGTTTCTTCTTCTAAACTTGTGAGAAAACTATCAACTGGGTTTGCAACCCAATTAGGAATATCGGAAATGTATTCCTCTGTACCGTCTTCCCACCCTATTTTAATTGTCCAATGTATTATTTTCATTTTATAGTCATCGGCTGGGGGATATAAATACCCCCCATAGACCGAATCTTTTCGTCTAGACTATACTAAGCCAGAAGTCACTTTATCAGTTACGAATGCGACAAAATCATCATCTCGTAAAGATGTAGTGGCTTCAGCCTTTTTAGAATTGACGTTAATTGTGGTATTATCCAACGATTGTCCCAAAGACTCTGCTATATCAGCAGGAGTGTTTGCTTCCATCGATTTAACAACACCACCAAAGGTTTGAACTAGTACTTTAGCCATATGGTCCCCTTTGATACGTCTGCGTGGTTCCTAGGTTTTCTTTCTGGGGCGTCCACGCTTCGGCTTAAGCTTTCCAATCTTTGCCGATAACGCCTCCAGTTCGAATGTTGAAAATTTATGACTACCATCAATTTTACTATTAAGTAGAGCCATACTCTTTTCAAGTTGACGGACTTTGTACCATAAGGTACGCTGTCCCTTCTTCCATGGTTTAAAGATGTTGGAAAACATCCTGTAGAGATATCTCATCTACGTCTCCTTTACGGGTTTACATCTATTACAAATAGTCCGCTCTAAGCCTATTGTTGGCATGTTTCTATATTTTATACAGTTCGTTTTATAACGGTTCTGACCATTAGTAATCCGTTGCCATACAAAATTGCACTTAGGACATACCATTAGTTTTTGAAATCTTACCCAGTTCCTGCGACCTTTAGTTTCCTGTATCGACCTATTTTTAGTCTGTTTCTGTGCATTAAAAGCATCTATAATCCAGGCCGTAGTCATATCATTCAAACTTTCAAGTCTTGGAGAAAGTTTTCTCCTCTTCTTCTTAATCAATGCCATTTTCGTCTCCATTTTCTAAAATATAACAAGGCTCGAAGCGATGACCTAACTCATCAGGTGTTACAGCGTGATTACAGTCTTGGCATAAAATACCTAAATCGGATTCATCAGGAGCGTACTCGCTGATGTATTCTTCGATTATCGTGTTATCTGAATCACATTCTGGACAGTCTATATGAGCTGGGTCACCGCCGATTGGAACCGAGCGTTTTGGGTGGAGCGTCAACGTCTTAGCACTTTCTTAGAAAAATTCATTCTATTGAGTGCCTCTTGTCTCCACCAATCCAAGTCGCTTTCTAGCTTGCTAATTTTCTGATTTAAAGCCTGTATTACCTTTATAAGCATTACCATAGTAGCTAAAAGGCTTACATAACCCACTACAAGGAGGACATCAAGAAACCAACCATCTATGATTGTTATCATAACTTCAACCCCCTTTTTGAGAATTCAAAATAAATACAATCTTGATACCATTCTTTCAAATGTAGCATCAAAGAATCTTCAGTTATTAATAATTCGTTTTCCCAGGATTTTAAAATGTTCTTCCAGGCTCTACAAATATCTTCATCAGATGTATCTTTTATGAAATCTTCAGCATTGCTGTAATCATAATTCATGCTCTTTCTCCTTCTGCATTTACAATAAATATATGACCATCTTCGTCTACATCGACGCCCCAGTCATATTCTTTTAACGCATCATCGATTTTCTCTTCGATACGTTCTTCTTCCTGCTGAATACGCTCTTCCATTCCTTTCAACATCTGTTCAAGGGTTGCTATTGAAAGTGTACATGCGTATTCCTGAGAGATGCCCAGGGTATTACATACGTAATCCAAATAGGCATCTTTCATTCTTCCCATCAGTCAACTACTACAATCTTCTGCATTGGGTTATTAACCCTTCCGCCACCATCATGCTCCAATAAACGTCTTACACGCCTACTTGCCTGCACTACGTTGCTTGCTCTAACAGTAAGTAGAGCACCATTGATGATAAAATGCCAATTAGACATAACATCCTCCGCTGTTAGTTAATAAAATATTGTTGCGGGACAAGGGATTCGAACCCAAGTGTCTCCAGGTTATGAGCCTGGTGTGTAATCCATTTCACTCTCCCGCAAATGTTTGTGGCTCTCCGGCAGTAGTGTTCTACCGGAGATTACAGGGTATGAACCTGCGTGATGCACTAGTTCGCCACAGTTATAAATCTTTAGGCAGGATTACTTTGAACCCTCAAAATGATACGGTAACGAATCGCACGTACTCACAGGTGTC